GTTCTACGTAGATCTGGACTAAGTTGTCTACAAGCGTCTAGTATTTCTTTTACTGTGAGTGTCATTACCACCTCCTGAAGAAATCGTTAATTACAGCTGCAAAGGCTGCACATGACCATACAGCTATAGCAATTGCTGTTACTACTACAACTCCTGTTACAATACCGAATACAAGATGTTCTAGCATTAGAAGTCCCTCCTATAGTCTCGTTTACCAGTGAATCCAGCTACACGTTCTGTACCTCTACGGGTTGTTTCTATGTTTTCGTCTAGCATCTTTCTTTTCCAAGCATTCATTATGACATGATTACCGATTGCTTGACAATTCTTTTCGTTCCTATGCTCATTAGCTACATGATCTCCGAAATCCTTCATAGCTTGAGTTGCAAGTCCTGTCCACATAACATGGCTCCTTCTCTAATAGTTACAAATTGGCCTTATTTGGTTCACATTCACACACAATCACGCACATTCGAGAGTAAATCCTTCACGTAAACCCGAAAATACTCCCAAAGTGTGCCTAATTATGCACCAGTAGTACGCATTGACTCCTTTCTTTGGTTCTCGGCTACGACATTATAGTACTTGTCGAGCCATTCTTCTTTCTGCCCACCAGTTTCCCAGTGGACACACTGTTCGAAGTATGCCACCATATTAGTGACATTCGAATGCTCTGAGAGTGTACCGAGAGTGGCTAGATCCATCCCTTCAGTGACATCCTCGAATGTGAGTATGCCACCATTACACCTCTCATCGCCCCATTCTTTTAGAGCTTCACCTGTTTTCTTCATTTTCCTTCTCCTTCCTTGGGATTTCATGGTAACTTCGAGTACCATCCTTGTGTCGATAAGGTATGTATAACACCCCATCGAACTGAAAGATAAGTGGATCAAACATTGAGCCGTACTTATCAATGAACTTATTGATGCGTTTCATTTGCACCTCCTTTCAACCTAAAAAAAAAAGGATAGCACCCCGTAGAGTGCTACCCTGAAGGCTAGTTAGAAGCTTTCTAGTTCTTCTGTTCTAGAAGCTAGAGACACTCCACAGAAATAGTATGGAGCTGCACGCCGCATTGGATCAGGATCCTTCACAACGTAAAGCATGACCTTCTCCGCAGAGGCTTGACACGCAGTTAACGCATCAATGAACTGTAGCGGAAAGCCCTCACTACCCGGAAAGACATCAGCATTACACTTGTAACGCCTTCCATTGGTCAACACAATCGTCACCTGTTGACGGTTCGTGCGTGGTGTGAAGCCTGCTTGAGCAATCACCACTGGCCCAAGCTGTGAGCGCGGCACGATTTGTCCCGGCTGACCATCGAGCAGTGCAACGGTTGGAACGTACTCCATTTGATCCTTGATTGTCTCAATGATCGCGAGTTCTTTAAACTGTCCCATTTTGTTCTCCTTTCATAGAGAGTTTGGGATTTATGCCACCGTGTGGTGACACTGGACAGCAAGTGTCCAATCGATCAGACCCCGTGAGGTCTAATCTGTTGGCTACTTGGCCGTTTGTGGAGGAGCATACATAGCGTCATACTCTTCCTGCAACTGCCTCAAGTCTTCTTCCAACGACTTGATCATTTTGTTTTGCAGTTGTATTCGCTCGTCTTGGGCATCTATAACCCTTAACAAATCTTCTACGATCATCCAAATCACCTCCTCTCAGGCAAAAAAAAAAGAAGGAGCCTAAGCCCCTTCCTCTTCGTCTTTCATCTCCTCGATTGTTTCCCAGTGATCACCGAGAATAGCGCGGAGAGCTTCGTTGGCAGCTTCAGCTTCCTTCGAGAAGTTCTTGATCTGTTCTAAGATCTCTTCCTCGAAAGAAACGCCGAGGCAAATCGCAGACATTCGTAACATCTTACGATTCCACTCCCGGGCAGCTTTCAGCTGTTCTACAACTTGTTGCATAGCAACCTCCTTGTAGCGGGTTACGGCAAGATTGCCGATGACAAAAAAAAAAAGCCCCGAAGGGCTTTCTTTATTCGTCACAGGTCATAGACATGGACAACTTGTGACCGTTTTGTTCGTACTGCCGCCACCGTTCCTCGGTCCAGTTCTCTTCACCCGGGCCTGAAGGCAGTCTATGATAGCGTTCACCATCATAGTACACAGGGACAGAGACAGGCTCCTCCTCTGCACAAGGACCAACACCCCAACCAAACGCATCGGCGTAGTTGAGCATTGTTTCCACAGCCTGTTCTGGTGTGTATCCTGCTTCTCTTTCGAGATAGAATAACACATCAATACAGACATGCTTCCCCTTGCGGAGTTCCTGCTCAAAGGCAGCAGTGGCCTTGCGAATGGCCAGTTCGCTTTCCAATTCAGCCAGCGTCAAATGTTGCATAGCAACCTCCTTGACACAGTAGGACGGGATTGTCCTACAAAAAAAAAGCCCCGAAGGGCTTTCTTTACTTTTTGAAATGAATGAGGTACATCATCCAGAGGAAGTGTACCAGCACAATGCCCCAGAGCAAGGTTTGTATGACCCAATCAGGCGCTCCACCTTCACACGCAATCAGAAACCTCTCTGTCATGTAGCACGTTTCTTCTTCCCACATTTAAATCACCTCCTTTCCGGACCGCAGTCCTAGCTCGCGCTTAGCGGCTTCTAAAAAAAAAAAGACCCCGCCCACCCGAAGGCAGGCGAGGCAAGTCAGGGAGAAACCTAACGCCAGAAGAAGCGACACAACGCCCAAGCGTCACGCACCGAAACAACACCGACCCAAGGATCAGCGGGAGGGCGACCAGACCAAGAGACAGGAGCAACAGCACCACCCCAAGCACAAAGAGAACCACGGCCCAACCAGACAGCACGGAGAGAACCACAACCCCGACCGAAAGGAGAAAGAACCCAGACGGACAGGAGAACGCGAGAAAAGAAAGAAGACATAACAACCTCCAAAACAAGAAGACGGGAAGCGCCCGACACGCACCAGGGGCGAGGCAGGCGGCGCGGAAGAATTACCCGAGGGACCGCACCGCCCGACACGCAGCGGGGGGGACCCGAACGAAGAGAGGGTACCCCACCCCCCGCCACATCTTTTTTATACATAAAGAAAAAGTCTTATTAAACACACCCTTATAGGAAAATTAAGAGGACTCCTACAATGAACAATAAACGTAAGCTAGAACTAGCTAAAGAGTTACAAAAACGTAAACAATTACAAACATATAAGGACGACTTCGGACTATTTTCTGAACAACAAATAAGAATTATTACGAAGAATGCATCCCAAGGGTTTGTTCCTTTCAAGTTTAACCATGCACAGTCTATAATTAACAAGAAATTAGAGGACCAACTGGCAGAAACTGGAAAAGTTAGAGCAATTGTACTCAAAGCGAGGCAGCAAGGAATATCTACTTATTGCGCCGCTAGAGTTTTTTGGAAGACATTCTTCACCCCCTATACTAGGTCTGTCGTTATGGCACATGATAGTGCCACTTCAGATGCTCTTTTCAACATGAGTCGTAACATTATCGATAACATGGAGGAGCCACCCGCGCTAAACAAGTCTAATGCCAAAGAAATCTTATTCGAACACAACAAAAGTGGTTACAGATTGTACACAGCAGGTGCTAAAGAAGCAGGACGAGGAACTACGCCTACTATTGCACACCTATCAGAGGTTGCCTTTTGGCAATTTGATGAACAGATACTTGCTGGACTATTCCAAGGGATCAGTCAAGAGGTGGGAACAGAGGTTATCCTAGAGAGTACTGCAAATGGCGCTAGTGGGGAGTTCTACAGACTCTTTCAAGGGGCAATGAGAGGAGAAAATGAGTATATTCCTATTTTTCTACCTTGGTTTTTGACTACAGAGTACAGACGTAAGGCTCCAGAAGAACTAGAACTCACAGAAGAAGAATCAGAACTACTAGAAAGGCATGATTTAGACAACGATCAGCTATACTGGCGGCGTTTAAAGATAGCAGAGTCAGGGGAACGGAAATTTAGACAAGAATATCCAGCAACTCCTGAAGAAGCTTTTCTAGTCACTGGAAATAGTGTATTTGATCAAGAAAAAATAAACCAATTACAGGTTAAAGCACCAGAATATGTGAGACAGTTTGATGAACATACTAATTACTTCGAGGATGCTAGAGAAGGCCACCTAGAACTATGGGTTCCTCCGCGCTTTGAAGATAAATTCATAATTGGTGCAGATGTTGCGCTAGGAGTAGGCCAAGATTACAGTACTGCAGTTGTTTTAAACAAAGAGAGGCAGATTTGTGCATTATTCAGAGATAATTTTATTGATCCTAGTAATTTTGGTGATGTCTTGTTCTATCTTGGCAGGTATTTCAATAACTCACTACTGGCAGTAGAGAGTAATAGTCTAGGGATAGCAACTCTCAACAGACTTAAACAAATGAATTACGTTAACTTGTACTATCAGACCAAAGCGGCTAGCCTTTTAGAAGAAGAAGGTGGAAAACCCGGATTTCGCACTACGGTTTCTACGAAACCAATGATAATAGGGAACCTTAAAAGAGCAGTAGAAGAAGCAGACCTTTGGATCCCAAGTGATATTATAGTAGGGGAGATGAGAACTTATGTTTCGGCTGATAATGGCTCTACAGGTGCTATGGCAGGGAATTTTGACGATACTGTCATGGCATTAGCTATAGCTTTTGAAGCCTACAGAACCCATCAGCACAGATTAACGGATGATAAAGTATCATGGCGAGAAAAAGCAGGCTCGTTTGAACAGGAGAATACAGTATGGCTATAAGGGGAGATGATAATCATCCGGGATTAAAGAATCTTATATCTATAAAAGATTCCGAAATGGCTGATGAGTGGCGTAAACGAGGACTAGAAGTACGCCGAAAGAATAAAGAAAAAAGAGAACTGGCTAAGCAGACTATTGTCGCTATGAAAGAGCTAGGAGATGA